GTCAAGTGCTTCTGGGAGTAAAAGAAAGTATCCAAAATGTGTCCCTCGTGCTACAGCTAATCGTATGACAAAGTCTCAAATTAGAAGTGCGGTTCAGCGTAAACGAGCTGCTGGGAATCCAGGCGGGAAACCCACTATGGTAAAAACTTTTACTAAAAGAGGAAGGAAGAAGTAATGGCTATCAGAAAAGTAAAAGGTGGCTATGGTGTTTTTATTGATGATAAAAAGAAAGGCAGAATCCAACGCACCAAAAAAGGTAATATTCGAATGAAGAATATTAAAACTCATAGGACTTTAGCAGCTGCAAAAAGGCACATGGCCGCTGTTATGATAGGAAAGGGTGGATAATGGCACCTCGTATTCCTAGAAAGAAAGGACAGAGAGCTAATTCTAAAAAGCACTCTGATTTATATACTGATGAAAATCCAAAAGGAACCATCAAAAAATTAGGATTTAAAACAGTTGCAGTAGCACAAGCTAGTGTGCGTAAAATAAAAGCCTCTAATCGCTCCCATGCTCATAAAACCCAAGCAGCAATAGCTATGGAACAGAGAGCACGTGTCATGGGCAAAGCTGGGGCTGCAGCTGTTTACAGACGATTCATCAATGCTCAAAAAAAGATTACGGCAAAAAGGAGAAAAGGTGCATAACGATAAAGTTATCAAAGAGGTTGCTGACGCACTAGCATCAGGATCAAAAATACACTTAAAACAATCCAAGATGCTTCGTAAGGTATTAGGTTCACCTGTTCCTAAGAGAAAAAAACGTAAAAAGTAGCAACTCAGAAAGGAGTGGTGAATGAAGTGGATTAATGAACGTATCTCTGAACGCTCATCACATGATGGTATTATTGTAGCAGCTGTTGCTGTGGCAGTCATCTGGGGCGGAATGGCTCTACTAGACGTTATCGTCTGGGGTGCTCTAGCCTGGGGTGTTTGGAACATTATTCGTAAAGGGTAATCATAAATGAAAAAGCGCAAAAAATCAAAGATCAATATTTCTGAATTGTTGCGTAAACACAGGGCGGGCAAGTCTATAGGTTCTACTAATCGTGCTCGCCTTGTTGCTCGTGGTTTAATTGCCCGAAAGTCTGGTCCCCACAAGGGCAAAAAAATCGATTTGGGGAGAAGAGGAAAGTCATAATGGCTATGCACAAAAAAGGTGGAAAAAGAGGTGGAGGTAAGCGTAAATAACGTTGACTGGTCTTCTTATTTCGCGTCTGTAGTGTCAGTATGCCCCTGGAGCGGGGCATACTGGCGTAAACAAAAAATAGACGTTCAACTTTGGGATAGCGTGGTTTTACCTCTTGATGAATTTGTTGCTAGAATGTATATACATAAAAATGCTAGTGGCAGAATATTAAAGAAAATTATGGAACGTATGAATGAATTACGACCTGAAGAAGAGTGGCTTTTTAGTCACCCTATGTATAAGGGACACTCTACACCAGTCCCAATCTTAATCCAACAAGATTTAGAAATACTAAATAAAGCTAGAAAAGGAAGAGAAAATGGCAATGCACGGTAAGAAAAAAGGTGGAATGAGAGGTGGTATGAAGAAAAACGGCATGAAGAATGGCAAAATGCAAAACAAAATGAATGGCCTGACTGCTGCTCAAAAGAAACTCCCACCTGCACTTCAAGCAGCTATTCTTAAGTCAAAGAAAAAAGGTAAGTAAAAGAGAGTTCCCCTCATGGACTTAAAAAAAGCAAACCAGATGGCTGGCTTTGCCAGCTTGGTGTATAGTGATTATGACGTTGTTCTAAATAACTTACGAGATCAAGGCATAACTGATTGGGCTTGGTTCGATAATGATGGTACACAAGCCTTCGCTTGTAGAAAACACAAGTCAAATGAAATCTTAATCGTATTTAGAGGAACTGAGCCTGATCAAATGAAGGATATTTTAGCCGATCTAAAGGCTTGGAGAAAACCAGCACGAGAAAAGGGTTTAGTTCATTTTGGGTTTGCACAAGCTTTGGATAAAGTCTATGATAGTATTGTTCAGTGGATTTCTGAACAAAAACTTGGCGATGAGTACCAAATTACGTGTACGGGGCATTCGTTAGGAGCTGCACTTGCTACCATATGTGCTAGTCGGTTGGACGCACACGAACTCTATACATTCGGTTCCCCCCGTGTAGGTAATCGCGCTTTCGTCAAAGAAATGAAAAATGATGGGATTCAACATTATCGCTTTGTAAACAATAATGATATTGTAACAGGCGTTCCTTTCCCACTTAGATTTGTTCATCATGGTAATTTAGTTTATATAAATCATTATGGTAACATTAGAAAGATGTCTACTTGGCAAAGAATAAAAGACAAGTGGAGAGGTCGTATACGTGCCTTTAAAAAAGGACAACCTTTTGATGGTGTTTTTGATCATTCCATGAATTTATACAACGAAAAAGTAAACAATGTCTATCTACAGAGCCAGAAGTAAATGCCCTATTTGCTCCCGAGAAGAAGAGGTTTGGTTTCAAAACGGTAAAATCGAACCGCTTGATATCGTTGAGTGTCCTAAATGTGAAAATATTTATGAGGCTGGAGATTTTATTTCTGGATTTTTAGACCTCAGACAAAACTCTTCAATTTCTTCCAATTATGCTGTAATGACCGCTACTCTTTAGTTGCTCAGTGCTTTAAAATATACTATATTAAATTATATTTTAAACAAGGAGAGAAGAATGGCTAAAGGAAAACGTTCTAGCGGTAAGAATTACACTTCTAAAGGCGAGCGTCCAAACGTTTCTCGTTGGATTCAAAAAGCTTGTCGTCGTCAATACCTCACTACTGATTCACGGTTTGCAAATCAAGTTGCTGCTTGGAGAGCAGGTAAAAACGTTATGCTCACTATCCAAAATCCAGATAAGAAAAATACCAAAGAAAGGATGATTCGTGTTCCTGCTATAGATGTATGGGGATTCCCTCGCAACGCGAATCTACGTATGAGATGACGGAGTTTAGCAAAGGCATCGTTAACGCTGTCACAGACAGGATGGATGAGAGTATTGCGCTCGCTGTTATATTCTTTGTAGGCCACATTTTAATAGCTGCTACTGTTGTAACTATTATAACAGGTGCCAGCATCTGGGAAGCAGGCGCGGTTGCATTAATTGAGCCTGCTATAAACTCAGTTTGGTTTTACGTTTTACACAAATTTTGGAGGTTTTTAAATGAAGAATAATTTTGAGAAGCGGTTTGGAGAAGGCACCGCATTTGATTTAGATTATGGCAAGTTACTTATCATTGCTCTTTGTATTTACATTGCCGTACAGGTGTCCTGATGGAAATCTTATGGGCGGTGTATCTACAAGTTTGTTTAAATTCTACTTGTTTGTCACAAGAAGTTCAGAGATTTGATCCGCCACAAGCTAAAATAGCTTGTGAAAAAATGTTACCTGCTTACATTGAGGTTCCTGCTGATGGTCATTGGGATTCTGTAGAATGGGTTTGTAAACCTTTAGGGAGCACTGGAACATAATGCCTGAAGGCCCAGAATGTACTCGCACTTGTCGTCAATTAGATAGAGCTACTCGCGGTAAATCGCTTGTCAATCTAAACTTTATCTCAGGCAGATATACCAAAAAGCTACCTGACAAGTTTGCAGATTTTTACATCGCCTTAGAAGAAAAACATTTACCGATTAAAGGTGTTTTCAATAAGGGTAAGTTTATTTGGTGGGAGTTTGGCGATCTTCTGCCAATTTGTTATATGTATACTACACTTGGCATGACAGGTAACTTTAAACTCCAACCATCAAAACATACGCGTATTGCGTTTTATTTTGATGATGACTCAGCGATTTACTATAATGATCAACGTAATTTTGGTACTATTAAGTTTGTATTTGATGATAAGGATCATCAAAAGAAATTGGATTCTATTGGCCCTGATATGCTCAATAATCCTTGTACTTTATCCACATTCATGGACATTGCTAACAGAAAGCCCGGATGGACAGTGGTTAAATGGCTTATGGAACAGTCTCAGATATCTGGCGTGGGAAATATCTACAAGTCTGAATCACTCTTTCTTGCAGGTATCGCACCTCATAGACTCATGGGCTCTTTAGATGATGAAGAACTTGAAAAGCTTTATTATGCAATTTGTAAGGTACTATCAGCATCGTATGAGTCAGGTGGAGCAACTATTCGTAATTATTCTGATCTATATAATAATCATGGGAAGTACACTCGTTTTGCATCAAACCCTACTGAAATAGTAGAAGCAAGAGGCGGTCATGTTATGGTATACAATCAGAAAGAAGATATCTACGGTAATCCTGTAGAGCGTGTTAAACTCAATGATGGTCGTACAACCTTTTGGTCTCCTAAAGTACAGTTTTAACGAGTATGAGAATGAAATATAAAACACGCACATGGAATCAAGCGGGTATAGCTTCTAGTGTCAGTGACTGTGCTACAATTGCCGTAAAGAGCGTCAATGATACTGTTGACTTTGTTGCTATGCCTGATGCTTGGTTTGAAGCAGGAAAGGAAGCCACTGAAGTTGCGGGTCGCTGGGGAGCTAAGGCAGATCACAGTAAATATGATAGAGACCTCCATAAAGAGCGGTTAGATAAACTTATCCAAATCGCAGAAGACTTTGTAAGACAAGAAACTGGAGATGTAGGTGTTGCAATATTCAATCAGGAGATGGAAAAACGTGTCGCCAAATACTGGCAATAAGGAGATGTGATGACTTGGGCTAACCATAATCCTATCCAATCTATGTTGGAACGCTACCACGAAGTGTCTAATGATGACGATGTGTTGATTCCGACTACTGATGATGTAGCATGGACACATCTCAGATATCATCGTTGGGTTTACAATAAAATGCAAATCTGCGAGTCTCAAGACATACCCTACGGTCCTGTTGGTACTACTCCAACTGAATACCCGATATGTGTTAAGCCTATCTACAATCTTTTTGGCGGGTCTGTAAAGTCACAGGTTTGTCACAACGAAGAACAGTACCGTCAAATTATTGATCCAAGCTTATTCTGGTCTACCTATCATATGGGTGACCACCACTCTGTTGATCTTATAATGTGGAACGGGTGTGTGATGGAACAATTCATTTTTTATGGCGAAAAACTTCATCATGGATCTTTTGACTACTGGTCTTTAGTTGAGTCTGATGATCATGCTGTAGAAGATCCTTTGAGAGTAGCACGTAATTGGGCTGAAGAGTTTCTTGATGACTACACTGGCTGTGTAAACATAGAAGTGATTAATGGTAATGTTATTGAAGTTCAACTCAGAATGGGAG